TGATACAGGATTTTTATTATTTGTGGCTCACTTTTTTATTATCATTTTTCCCTCAGCTGGCTCAGTTTTATTTTAGCAGATATATATAGTGTAACTGAAAATCAGTACAATGCACAGGGCTTGCTGACACAGGTAACATTGAGTGATGGTACGTCCAATAGTGAGAAGAACATCACAAAATATCTGTATAACAATGCTGGCATTCAAACAACAATGCTAACTGGACTACATGCAGATTCGGATTCAGATTACTTGAAAACGAACTATGAGTATGATGCATGGGGTCATTTGGTAAAGACAACTGACAGCACAGGTTATGACTCTGGAATAACAACATATGATCTAAATGGCAATGCTTTAACAGTAACAGACGCAAATGGAAATGTTACCACAAATACATATGATTCTTTAAATCGTATATTAATAGCTAATACAGTTCATTCTAATGATTCATCTAAAAATGTAAATAAGTCATATGAATATGACGAAATGGGAAGAGTACAGTGTATCAACATCAATAATGAGCAAACGCTGTATCTTTATGATGATCTTGGAAGAAAAATCACAGAGGAAAGCAGTACAGGTTTCAAGGGCTATTATTATGAGGGTATTTCTCAAAATGTAAGTTCTTATTTTATCGGACGCAATCATCAAATTGTATATGAAAATATTTTTTATACCTATGATGATGAAATGCGTGTGGTTCAGGTTAAGGAAGGTGGAAATCTGACAGCTTCCTATGCCTATGATGAGAATGGTAATAAGATTTCTGAAACACTTGCAAATGGTGTGGTATCGACTTATTCCTACAATGCATGCAACAAGGTAACAAAACTCGTTACCAAATCAGGAAAATTCGACATATCCAGTTACGAATATTCGTACTATTTAGACGGTTCAGATGCTTGCAAAGTACGCAATGAAAATGGTATAATAGAAACAACATCATATGACTATGATGGCTTGAAACGGTTAACCAAGGAATCTATTTCTAATGGTAAGACAGCCGATACGTATTCATACGAATATGATGATTATGGCAATCGTTCTAAGATGGTTGCTAATGGTTCGGAAGAATATGAAACTGTCTATGATTATACTGTCAATGGCAAATATACTGCCCTGCTTCAGAAAGAAATCAAGACAGTTAAAGAAACTCCTAGTGCTGTAACCTCAAATAATGGATTAGCAATTAGTCCAACAGATCTGATTACAAGCACTGCCGCAGATGCAAAGAGAGAAGAAACTGCTTATTCTTACGATGCCAATGGAAATCAGATCACAAAGATCACAGCAGATAAGACAGAGACAAATACTTATGATAGTCTGAATCAGCTGATTGGATTTACGGATGGCAAAACAACAGCAAGTTATAAATATGATGTAGATGGTCTGCGTATTAGCAAAACTGTAGATGGTCATAGTATCGATCAAATCTGGAATGATGATAAACAGATTGCAGTTGATGCGGATGGAAGCAATCCATATAAAGCACAAATCTATATTCGTGGAACGAATTTGCTGGCAGGGTGTGAGTTTGTACAGGCAGTTAAGTCAGATTATACTTACTACACACAAAACGCTCATGGTGATGTTGTCAATTTAACAGACAACAATGGTGCTGTTACTAAAACATATCAGTATGATGCTTTTGGTGTAGAAAAGAATATTGATGACACTGACACCAATGCATTTCGGTATTGTGGCGAATATTATGATAAGGAAACTGCTACCATTTATTTGCGTGCGAGATACTATAGTCCTTCAACTGGACGATTTATCTCAAGAGATTCTTTTGCAGGTAGCAATAATGATCCACTAAGCCTGAATCTGTATACCTATTGCCACAACAATCCTGTTTCTGGAACAGATAGTACTGGTCATTTTCTGGATACATTTTTTGATGCGGCAAGTTTAGCATTTGACATTGTTTCATTTTGCATCGAACCCACTCCGATGGGTGCTGTTGATATTTTGACAGATGTAGTCGGACTTGTAACACCAGGTGTTCCAAGTGCAGGACTAAAAGTGGGTGTGCATGCAGCAGAAACTGCTTATGATGCATACAAAGCTGTTGATACAGTACATGATTTGTCCAAAGCAGCGGATGTTGCTATTACAGTATCCAAGAAGGGCGACGCAGTTCTGGATGCTGCAGATGCAGCGAAGGATATTAGAAATGCAGATTATTTACAAGATTCTCTTAACAGAATTGTAAAAGCTCAGCATCCTAACCCCAAAAAGGGATTTTCTAATACTTATGCACTTACAACCTCAAAAGATGGCAGATTGGTACTTTCTAAAAATAGAGGTGTTCCTGGTCCTAAAGCACGTCAAGAAGCTGAAAATATATTTGGAAAAGGAAAAGTAGAGTTTGCTGGTGGAAAAAATGCCAATTTGGATTTGGATTTACTAAAAAGCAAGGGCATTAGCACAAAAGGTATTGATTTTGGTCGACTTCATCATGCAGAACCTCGTGCAGTACAATATATGTTGAAAAATAATATACCTACTGATAATGCAGTACAAGTTGTTTCACGAAAATCATGTGATTCTTGTTCCAATTTACAATATAATCTTGGTTGGAAACGAAGACGTTAAATTTAATCATATAAATTGTTTTGTATTATTTTAATCATAGACTAATTTGATATGATTAATTTTAAGGAGATACAAATGAAAATAAAGTATGAATCGACAAAAAGAAAAAAAGATATTGCAAGATCTAAAATCGCATATCAAAAATACGCGAAAAGTATTGATGAACCCATTGAACTGCAAATATATGAGGAATTGCATCGTTTCTTTCACAAAGAAAATTATCCAGTTGCTGGAGCAATTCAAGATGCTACAAGTTTATATTATGCTTTTCAGAGTATTTATAACCTTGCAGCGAAATATAAATACTATATTGATAATGATATCAACACTACTTTTCAATACTATCGAATGGGTGCTATTTATTATGCAATGGCATATCAAGAAATGCAGCAGGCTTGCCAAGTGGATGAAATTGTGATGGACTATATGAATGACATCGAAACACATGAAAAATTTCTTTATCAAGCAATTTCAGTTGGAGAATGGGAACTTGCAAGGGAAAATTCCACCTCATGCCCAGTGATACAAGCCATGTTATATGAAAATTATGCAAAGGCAAAAGAATTGTTGTTGATGGACACAGAAGAACCAAATGAAAGTCAGGAAGCCTATTTTATTCATTTGCCATATTTAAAAAAAATTTATCTTGCAATGCTAAATGGTGATGAACACGCATGGAATGAACAACTTGCTAAACGAATCAATCAATACAGAAAACGTCCATCTGATTACCAGCCTGTTGTAGATTTTGTATCCATTTCACTCATAAAAATGGCTCAAAAATTAAATTTGCAGTATCAATTCAAAGTAGAAGAAATACCAGAATATTTTTTCGAAAGCATTCACATCATTGAGAGAATGGATTGCAAAATCATCGATCTGAAAAAATGTGAAGTTGCTTTTCAAAAGTGGGGAAAACAAACGCCAACATTGGAAGAAATTCGTAGGGAATTGTTTTGATGTATATTCTCAACCACAAATATCTTTGTGTGATACAGCAATAATTAGAAAAATAATATTAGAAATATATATGGTATAATTTTTTTATTCTATAAATGATAAATTTGTGTTAAAATATTTTCAAACAACATCAATTGGTAACACAACTTACTTTTCGACATCATATCACTAAAAAAGGGCAGTTCTGTCCGGCAAACAGCTGGGCAGGACTGCCCTTTCTATTTTTCCTCAAGCAGCATACAATCCGGCGAAATGACCGGTTTTGTATGCTGCTTTTTTTGTTGCTGTGCATAAGAAATAAAAGTACACAGAATATTTACAAATAAATTTTCCGATTTCGTTCTGCCTGATTCGTCTTAGTAGTTTAAAAGGGGGTGATATACACACTACCTGCAAAACTGCATAAGAAGGGAGGAACCAACAGATTGACTCCCTTTATCGATAAAAGCTGCAGAATAAAAATCTTTGACTGCTTTGTGAAAACTGTAATGCGAAATGAATATCGAGATGCAGCGGCAGAAAAAAAGAGAATCCAAAACCGTGAGGCGAAACCAGACCTGATGAATGTTCTGGAAATAGAAGATGTGTATCCGTCAGAGCATTTCATTTTGGATAACGAGAAGTATCCGTGTTTGATTGCTAGCGACTGGCTTTATGATGCTATGTTGGAACTTCCAAAAATACAGAGAGAAACGTTGATTTTGGAGTTCTGGTATGGATATGGCGATCAGGAAATTGCAGCGTACTTTCACGTCACGCCTCGCACCATTTACAACTGGAGACAAAAAGCATTTACAGCAATCCGCAAGTATTATGAAAGGAATGGCGATGAAAGAAAATGACCTTACATATGAATTGATCTGTGCCGCAGTAGATGGGGAGAAAACTGCTTTGGAAGAAATTCTCCGCTTTTATGACGATTACATCAATGCATTGGCAACGGTAAAAGGGGAGGATGCACAAGGGAAAACATATCGATATATTGACGAAGATCTAAAAGCCCGAATACAATTGAAGCTGATAAAAGCAATTCCTAAATGGAGAGGAACAGAAAAATGATAGAAACAGATTTATTTGAATTTGCCTATGTGCCGGATTGGTACGGGCAGTTAGAACAATTGGCAGAAATGGCGTTGCCGGAGGCATGGCGATTCCGAAAGCCACAGACCGAATGTAAAAATACAGATACGCCGATTTTGGAACGGTATCTCCATATGATGTTCCGGAAATTGAGCATCGATTACAACACCGGAGAAATGGAATATTTCCATGTGGAAAACAACTGTGCCTGCTTTCATACAGGACTGTACACAAGGCAGTATCAGGCAATCTACGCCTGCTTTGAACGAAATAAAAAGAAAGACACCACATTGAAATGGTATTTCACCGGCTTCTGTGATGCTGTTTCTTCCAAGCTGCGGTATGTAGAACCATTGCCCAAAAAGCCATATTTCCCGATGATGCAAAATGGTGTAAACTTCAATCCAGAATGGCCAATTCGGGTAAATGCAGAACACATTCTCAGCGACCCGGAAAATCGGGAACGGCTGCCAAAGAAGCTGCTTCGGTTTAAGAATCTGCCATTGCTGCTGGAAACAGCAGTGGAACTGGGCAGACGAAAAGCAGTAATTGAACCGGGGCTGGTAGTACCGCAGGGATACCAGAATCAATTGCAGTTTCTGCTGCCGATCTGTTTAACAGATATGGAAAAACCGAACCTTGCCATGACCTTGGCAGAACGAAACGGATATTATCTGGGCAGTACTTGTCTGACACTGGAAATGGCATATCTGAATGCGAGAATGATTGCAAGACCCATTGCTCCGTGGCTGACCAGTTTGGTAAAAAAGTGAGAACATCCGATGAGGTGCAGAATTTTTTTCTGTACCTTGTCGGTGTTTTGTAATTCTTGAAAGAATTTATTTTGTGAAACTTCTGTGAATCTTTTTCAAACTGGTCACGATCTGACCAGTTTGGGTTGTAGAATAAAAATACATCGGAAAGGGGGTGAAAGGCATGGGTCTCGTAGAACGGCGAGAAGAGATTTTGAAATTACTGATTTCCCGTCGGAAAAGCACAGTTCCAATTTTAATGCATGAATTTCATGTTTCAGAAAAAACGATTCGCCGGGACATACGAGCACTCATGCTGAAATATCCCCTTGAAACTTTTAGCGGAAACGGTGGCGGAGTACAGATACCGGAATGGTATGCTCCAAATAAAAATCTGCTGTCAAAAGAAGAAGTTACAGTTCTGGAAGAACTGCTGCAAAAGGCGGATGTATACCAAAGCCGAATACTAAAGCAAATTCTTTCTAGATTTGGTCCAGATACATATCGTCCATACAAAGCATAGGAGAAAAAGTGAAAGAAGTTCTAAAAATCCCCCTTAAAGCAACGCTCTATCGCCATCAACAATCCGCCTGCCGCTTTGCCTGCGAACGCTTTGGCATCCTGCCTTCAGAGACACACAGCAATGGCGTGGCATTGCTTATGGAAATGGGCTGCGGAAAGACCATCACCAGCATTGCCATTGTTGGAATTCTGTATCAGTATCGTCATATCAGAAGAATCCTGATCACAGCACCACTGTCTATTCTCTCTGTCTGGGAACAGGAATTTGCACGTTTTGCTGCTTTTCCATATCAGCTGACTGTTCTGAAAGGCAGCAGTACACAGAAAAAAGAACAGCTTTCCAAGCTGCATGGGGATGGTTTGCAAATCGCTGTTGTCAATTATGAATCCGCTTGGCGATTGGAGAAAGAACTGCTTGCCTTTGATGCCGACCTTATCATAGCAGATGAGGCACATAAGATCAAAGAAAATCGTACATCGCAGTCCAAAGCCATGCACCATCTGGGGGATCAGGCGAGATATAAACTGCTTCTGACCGGTACACTCATTACCAACAAAGAACTGGATGTCTTTTCCCAGTACCGCTTTCTGAACAAAGAGATTTTCGGGACAAGCTTCTATGCTTTTCGCAGTCGTTATTTCGATATGTGCGGATACGGCAATCACATTCCGGTTTTCCGAAAGCAGATGATGGATGAATTCCTGCAAAAACTGCATTCCGTTGCCTATCGTGTAACTAAGGCAGAATGTCTGGATTTGCCTCAAATTACCGAGGAAATCCGCACGGTAGAACTGGAACCGAAAGCCATGAAGCTGTACAAACAGCTGGAAAAGGAAAGTTTTGCGGAGCTTGCAGGTTCGGAAATTTCGGCAGTAAATGTACTGACAAAAATGCTTCGTCTGTCTCAGGTCACAGGCGGTCATCTCACCGATGACGAGGGAGATTGCAATGCTGTCAGCACAGCAAAACTGGATGTCCTTTCCGATATTCTGGATACGATGCTTACAGAAGACAGAAAGTTGGTCATCATGGCAAGATTTGTGCCGGAACTGAACGAGATTCAGAAACTGCTGGAACAAAAACAGATCGGCTATGCGTCTGTGCGTGGTGGTATTTCTGACCGTGCAGAGGAAATCCGCAGATTTCAGGAAGATGCAGACTGTCGTGTATTTGTTGGGCAGATCGCAGCGGCAGGACTGGGCATTACTTTGACAGCAGCATCCACGATGGTGTTCTATTCGCTTGATTACAGCATGAGCAACTTTGAACAGGCAAAAGCAAGAATCCACAGAGTCTCTCAGACAGAGAACTGCCTGTACATTTATCTGATTGCAAAGAATACTGTGGATGCTAAAATCCTCCGTTCTCTGCGGGATAAGGTGGATTTAGCGAGAACGCTGGTAGACGATTATCGGAACGGAATCAACCCATTTCAGGAAGGAGTTTGAAATGCAAACACAGAACATGTATGAACTGGCGGAGCGGCTAAAACAACTCCGTGAGAAAAAGAAAGCAGCAGAGCAGCAGTTAAAGGACGTCCATGCAGAAATCGCAAAGACAGAGTATCAGCTTTCTATGCAAATGGCAGAAACAGAAACACAGAATTTCACTCGTGCCGGAACGATGTTTGCTCTGACCACCAAAATTCGTGCCTCTGCTGTGGCAGGACGCAGAGAAGAACTGTATGCAGCCTTGAAAGAAAACGGCTGCGGTGATCTGGTCTATGAAACTGTCAATGCTAACAGTCTGTCTGCTTTTGTCAAAGAGCAGATCGCAGAAAATCAGGATACTGTACCAGAGTGGCTGAGCGGTCTTGTCCATGTCTATGAGCAGACCTCTGTATCTGTTCGTCAATCTGCAAAATGAAAGGATGAAATCAATGAAAAATGAAATGATGGAAACCAACCAAACAGGCTTCCTTGCTCTGCAGGACTTTGATCTTGCCGATGTGATGTGTGCAGAAATGGACGGCTTGTCTGCTGCATTTGAACGAGTTAAGATCCCATCCGGCGGCGGTGTGATGTTTGAAATTCCCGGTGAGAATCCGGAGGAACCGGACACGGTAAAAACGTTTTCCGCTGTGATCCTCTATCAGCATTCTTTGAATGCCTACTACCAAAGCGAATATCAGGGTGGCTCCAATCCACCGGACTGCGGCAGTTTTGACGGGCATCATGGGGAAGGAAATCCCGGCGGCAGCTGTGATTCCTGCCCGCTGAATCAGTATGGATCCGGAAAGAACGGTGCAAAAGCCTGCAAGAACCGCCGTCGTCTGTATCTGCTTCGGGAGGGCGATATTTTTCCGGTAATTCTGTCTCTGCCTACCGGTTCTCTGAAGTCCTTTACCCGTTATCTGATGCGTGTGATCCCCAAATACAAGAATTCCAATGCTGTGGTAACAAAATTTACACTGAAAAAAGCAGTCAGCGGCACTGGCATGAGTTATTCCCAGGCACAGTTTGCTGTAGAACGGGTGTTGTCACCGGAAGAATATCCGCTGATCGCAGCTGTGACAGAACAGGTCAAGGCTCTTAGTAAAAATGTGGGCTATGATACAGAAGATGCACTGCGTGTGGACCCGGAAACCGGCGAAGTCATGGAGCCGCTGAATTGAGGAGAACGCTATGGAGAATTACAGATGTGTCACTTCGGTGCAGGAAATTCAGCAGTATGTCAGCAATGCCGCCGTTGTGGCTTTTGACTATGAAACTGCACCGGATGAGCCTTACCGCATCGAAGAAAAGGCAGCTCTTGATCCGGCAAAAAGTCATATTGTCGGGTGCAGCTTTTCCGCCAAAGAGCATACGGGAATCTATGTTCCTGTTGCTCATAAAATTGGAAGAAACATGGATGGCATTGCTTTTTTTCGATTTCTGCAAAACTTTCTCACAAACAAAAATATCGTCAAAGTTGCTCACAATATTGCCTTTGAATCTGCAATATCCTGTCAACGGGATATCGTCATACAGCCGCCGGTGTATGATACCATTTGTGCAGCACAAATGACCTTGAAAAACAACTACGCATTTCGCAAACTTGCTGACAGCGGTCTGAAAAAACTGGCGGAAGAATCGTGTCATGAACGGCTGCCCACTTTTTCGGATGTTACAAATGGCAGACACTTTGACGAACTGGATGCACAGGATATGGAAACAATACGCTATGGCTGTGCGGACTCTGATTTTGCCTTGCGGCTGTATTATATTTTCAACAACTGGTTTGACCGTTTTCTGCCGAAACATCGGTATCTTGTGGAACAGATCGAATCACCGACAGCGGTGTACTTAGGGCTGATGAAATACAACGGCGTGCCTGTGAATGTAGACTTGATGAAAGAGCATCAGCAGGAGGCAGAACAGCAAATGCAGCGTATCCGAAATGAGATCACAATGCTCATTGGCGACATTTCCATTGGAGCAAACTGCAGCACTAAAGCTTTCAAGGAGTATCTGTATCAGACCTTGAAACTGCCTGTTATGAAAGTCACTGCATCCAACAGAGAAGCAGCAGATGATGCGTCTATGATCTTGCTGAAGGAATGGTGTGATGCCAATCGTCCGGAACTCTCTCCACTGTTTACGTTGGTACAGGAATACCGGAAATGGGGCAAGATCAAGTCCACCTACATTGACGGCTATCTGAAATTCCGAAACGCTGCAACCGGAAAGATCCATCCGGATTTCTTTGCTCTGTCCACGGAAACAGGAAGAATGAATTGCCGCAATCCCAATTTACAGAACTGCCCCAGAAAAAGCAACGATCCCATCGGTGTCCGCAATTTTATTCAGGCTCCGAAAAATCATCTGATCTTGTCTCTCGATTTTTCGCAAATCGAACTGCGTGTGGGAGCATTCTACTGCCGGGACAAGACGATGATGGAAACCTATCAGAACGGCGAGGATATTCATGCGGCAACCACTGCCGTCATTTTTGGCTGTACCTATGCAGAAGCACAAAACAAGCATCGACCGGAATACAAGGAACAGCGTACCATCGCCAAGAACGTGAACTTTGGCACATTTTACGGGCTATTTCCAAAGGGACTGCAGAGCACATTGAAGTTCAAGGCAGGCGTAGAGAAATCTATACCGGAATGTGAAGAAATCATTCGCAATCTGAAGGCTGGCTATCCGGCTTTGACGGGCTGGCAGAATGAAACAAAGATGATCGCAAAGCAGAAACTGTATACAGAAACCTGGCTGGGACGCAGAAGGTATCTTCCCAATATTCGCAGCGACAACTGGGGACTGCAGTCCTTTGCGGAACGATGTGCCTTGAATACCCCGATTCAGGGAACGGCTGCGGATATTCTGAAGCTGGCAATTGTCCGTATTTTAGAAGGACTGCCGTCACGCCCATGGCTGAGACCGATCCTGCAGATTCACGATGAACTGACGTTTCTCATTCCGAAAGACAGATTGCAGGAAGCAGTGGCTTTTGTGAAAGGCTGTATGGAACAGCAGCCGTTTCCGGAGTTTGATCTGCCCCTTGTGGCAGAAGCATCTGCCGGAGAAAGCTTCGGCAATTTAGAGGAACTGGAGGAATGAACTTGGCAGAAACACACAACAAGGAAGGATACTTCTCGCCAACCGAATTTGAAGCAATGAAAAGAATAGAGAGCGAGGAGAAAAAGACACGGAGACTGGCGGCATTCCGACCGCTTGTATATATCTGTTCTCCCTATCGTGGCAATACCAATGAAAACATTGAAAATGCCCGGAAATACAGTCGTTTTGCGGTAGTACATCACAGTATTCCCATTGCACCGCATTTGCTTTTTCCACAGTTTCTGGACGATACCCTAGGGGAAGACCGGCAAACTGCAATGTTCATGAATTATGTGCTTCTGACAAAATGTGTCCAGCTGTGGGTATTCGGCAGCAGTATTTCTGAGGGCATGACACAGGAGATCCAATGGGCAAAACGCAGGCATATGCCGATTCGATATTTCACAGAAGAGATGGAGGAAGTTGTATGAACATATCGGCACAGGACGTGATCAATGCGATCTTTCATCCGGATGATACCGTATGTCTGCGTATTTTTGATGATCGGAAAGAAGGCATCTTTACCGGTGCCAAAATGTCCGTGGAGGCAGGAAAATTCTTTGCAGTAGAGTCCACTCTGAAAGAACATAACCAGAAAAATCATGGCATCTTTTTTGTGGTGAACTCCGGTGGTCAGACCGATGACAGCATTACTCGCATCAATGCACAGTTTGTGGAGATGGACGATAAAACTTTCGAGGAACAGCAGACACTCATCGATGCGTTTCCGCTGCCGCCGTCTATGGTTATCAGAACAAGAAAATCGCTGCATACATACTGGTTTGTCAAAGAGGCAAAGGTGTCATTGTTTCGCCCCATTCAAAAGGCACTGGTGCAGCATTTCGGCGGAGATCCTGCCTGCGTCAACGAAAGCCGTGTCATGCGTCTGCCGGGATTCTATCACTGCAAGAAAGAACCGGTCTTGGTGGAGTGCATCTCGTTTCACCCGGAACGAAGATACACACAGGAACAGCTGATAGAAAGACTGCCGGTTTCGCAAGAAGCAGAAGAACAACCGAAAGTACCGCTGCATGGAGAACAGAAAGGAATCGGCGTTGTAGAAGCAGAATGCGATTTTATCAAGTACTGCCGGGACAATGCAGCTGTACTTTCTGAACATGACTGGTATGCGATGATCTCCAATTTAAGTGTGTTTGAAGGCGGTGCAGCGGTCATACATCAATACTCCAAGCCGTATCCGAAGTATTCTTTTGAAGAAACGCAGAATAAGATCCAGCATTTTCGCCGCAGCGGAACAAAACCTATGACCTGCCGCACCATTGCAGAGAAAGGCTTTTCCTGCCCAAAGCTGCGAAGTGGACAGTGCAGCTGTAAATCTCCTGCGGCTCTGTGTTTTCAGCCGCTTTCCATTGATGGCATTCGGGCACTGCTGCTGCAGCAAAAGGTGCAAAATGCCGTGGTGGAAGATTTGCAGACTGCACGAAACTTTGTGTCGGAATATCTTTACAATGTGGACAGCGTGACTGCCGAATCGATGATCCATTACGATTTAAAGCAGCATTTCGGTTTCAAAAATGCAGATGTCAAGCCGCTGCTTGCTCTGCAAAAAGAACTGTACAAAGCATTTCAAAACAAATCCGAAACACGGAAGCATCGCTCCGGCATGGAAATTCCCGACTGGTATGAAATGACAGAACGGGGTCCGAAGTTTCTGCCCGGTGTGCTTGCAGAATACATGACACAGAATGCCCCCGTGTTTTATTCCGCAGAGCAGTATTATTGCTATGAAAATGGCGTTTATCATAGCATTACGGAACTGACAGCAAGAAATATGGTACGGGATAAAATGCTGACCAGATACACAAAGCTGTCTCAGATCAATGATACCGAAGGACAATGGAAGATGCAGGTGCAGAAGGATATTCGGGAACTCAATCCCAATCCCTATCTCATCAATGTGCGAAATGGACTGTACAATGTGCTGGACGAAACCTTATCGGAACACACCGCAAAGTATCTGTCTACGGTACAGCTGAATGTGCGATATATGTCCGGTGCAAAGTGTCCCAGATTTCTGCAGTTTCTGCATGAATCCGTGGAGGAGGATCAGGTGACGCTGATTCAGGAGATGCTGGGCTACTTTCTCATTCCGGTCAATCATGCCCAGAAGTGCTTTATCATTGTGGGAAAAGGCGGTGCCGGGAAGTCTGTGCTGCTACGGGTGCTGAATGAACTTCTGCTGGGAAAAGAAAATGTGTCCAATGTAGCATGGCAGGCATTGAATGATCGATTCAAGACCGCAGAACTTTTTGGCAAGTGGGCGAATATCTGTGCAGAGCTGCCCACAAAGGGCATTGAAGACAACGGCATTTTCAAGGCGTTGGTCGGAGAGGATTATCTGACTGTGGAAAAGAAAAACAAAAATCCCTTTTCTTTTCAGCCCTATGCGAGGCTGCTCTTTTCCTGCAACAGCATTCCGAAGAACTATGGGGACAAATCGGAGGGCTTTTACCGCCGTCTGATCATTGTCCGGTTCAATCATTCTGTGCCGGAGGACAAGCGAGATCCGGAACTTCTGGAGAAGTTCCGCTGTGAAGCAGATGGGATCTTTCAATTTGCCTTAGAAGGACTGCGGCGGCTGATGCAGAATCATTTTCATTTTTCAGAAACAAAGGCAAATGCACAGGAACTTCAGAAATACCGGGAAGACAGCAACAGTGTGCTGGCGTTTGTTCGGGACTGCTGTACTTTGCAAATGGATGCAGAAGTGGGAAGAATGGAGTTCTTTGCACGGTATAAAGCATACTGTGACAGCTGCGGCATGGCTCCATACAGTCAGCAGAATTTCAACAACGAACTGGAAGCAAATTTTCCCACGGTCGTGAAAGCAGCAGACAGAACCGGAAAACGGAGAACGTGGAGAGGCATCAGCTTTTCAGAAAGCCATGTGTAGCTTGCCAGGGGAGAGGTCTGCACAGCTTTCTGACAGGGTTTACAGGCTTTGCAGGGAATTCCCGTAATCTTTTATATATTTCCTATTTTATATCCCCATATATTTTCTCATTTTTTATGAGTATAATAGAAATTTCCCTGTAAAATCAGTAAAGAGGTAAGAGGTGAGCAGTTTGAAAGAAGCGGATATCGTAAGGGCGATTTTGAGGTATCTGAAAACCGTGCCGAATTGTTTTTGCTGGAAGGAGCATGGCGGGATGTATGGAACGGCAGGAATCCCCGATGTGATCGCCTGCATTGGCGGCAGGTTCTTTGCCTTTGAAGTAAAAACGGAGAAAGGGAAAGCAACTGCTTTGCAGGAATCGGTTCTTCGCAAAATACAAAAATGCGGCGGAAACGCTGCCATCGTCCGTTCTGTGGAGGAGGTAAAAAGAATGCTGGAGGAGATCACGGCATGACAGCAAAAGAATACATGAAACAGGCACAAAGACTTCTTAGAAGGATTGACCGAAAACAAAAGGAAGCAGATGCTCTTCGTCAGAAACTTTCTTTTCCCAAATCACCTGCCTATTTTGATTTGCCCAAACCCGTATCGCCGGAATCTCACGCCGTGGAAAGCGGCGTTTCTCAGATCTTATCCTTGGAGGAAGAAGTAAAGACTGCAAAAAAGGAACTGGAAGCTCTGAAAGCAGTTTTTGATACTGCGATAAAAGCCGTCACAGATACGGAGCATCATGATATTCTGGCAAAGCGTTATCTGGAATTCAAGGACTGGAATCAGATCGCAGAAGAAATGGGATACAGTAAACCTTCCTGTTATCGTTTGCACCGGGAAGCCTTGGCAGGGATGAAAAGTTGATAGTTCATGATAGTTCATAACACTTGATGATAGTTCGCATATGTGGTATACTGTAAAGTAGGAAAACAGGAGAAAGCGAAACAGCCTTTGCGGAAGAAATTCTGCGAGGGCTGTTTTTCGTGTCCATAAAGGAGAATCGATATGCTTGCAAAAGAAGTTTTAAGAAACAGTATGGATCTAAACAGACGCATCAAGGAACAGAGTGTGATTTATCAGGATTGGAAAGCTATGGCGATGGAAATCGATGAAGATGAAATACATGAGATCGTGGAGGCAGCTTGGGACGATCTGATTGCATCGATTCGGTTGAAACGGGAACTAGAAGAACTTATCATGGCAAATCACAATGCCGACCAGCGTGAGATTCTTCGTTTGCGGTATCTTTACGCTGCAACATGGGATGCCATTGCAGATGAACTGAATGACAGCGTTGCCTGGGTGAAGGAACAATACCAAAAAGCATTGAAAAAACTCTCTGCAGAAACAGAAGATAGTTGCAAAGGCTGTGACTGCTGTGCCGAAGAAATGTAAGAAACCCTGCAAGCATCCCGGCTGTCCGAAACTGACCGAAGGTGCGTACTGCGACGAACACAAGCCCTTGCACCCAGACCGACCGTCTGCCGCCAAGCGTGGATACGGCAGCAAGTGGCAGCGGCTCAGCAAGGCGTACCTGCGGAAGCATCCGCTGTGCGTGAAGTGTATGGCACGGGGACGGTTCACAGCAGCAACTGTGGTCGACCATATCATTCCTCACCGTGGTGATCCGCATCTGATGTGGGATGAAAGTAACTGGCAGGCTCTTTGCAAGTCCTGCCATGACCGCAAGACATGGACGGAAGACCGAAATCCCGTCTATCGATATTGATTGTGTCTGAAATGCTGCCGGTGGGGGATAAAAATCTCTAATTGTGAATTTTTTACAGACCGGCGTTCCCTCTCACGCACAAAAACCAAGGTTCAAACGGGGGATTAACCCCGAAAATATGCAAACAAGCCGAAACCTACGCAGTTTCGGCTATTTTTCTCTCAAAAGGCAGGTGAAATCAGATGGCAAAGGACGGCACAAGAAGAGGCGGCAGACGAGTTCGTGCAGGTGATAAGCCGAAAGCCCTCTCCGACAAAATTGCAGAGGGCAAGGACGCAGAGATTATAGAATTTCATGCTCCGGAATTGGATGCAGCTGATCTGGACGATGCCGCTGATTTGACCGGTGCGGATATGCCAAGTCCCAGTGCATACTTGTCTGCCCAGCAGAAGAACGGAAAACCGCTGGGAGCAGACATTGTGTACAAAGAAACATGGCTCTGGCTGAAACAGCGTGGCTGTGAAAAGCACGTCAACAAACGGCTGCTGGAAAGCTATTCGCAGGCATTCGCCCGATTTGTACAGTGTGAAGAAGCCCTCAGTACCTATGGACTGCTGGGAAAGCACCCGACCACGGGCGGCGTTATTGCCTCCCCGTTTGTGCAGATGAGCCAGACATTTCAGAAACAGGCAAACTTGCTCTGGTATGAGATTTTCGATATTGTGAAACAAAACTGTACGACCAAATTTGACGGTACACCGCAGGATGATTTGATGGAACAGCTTCTGAGCAGCAGAAAGTGAGGCAGCATGAAAGCAGATACCCAGTTCTGGCGAGATCTGAAAGCCAATCGCCAGAAGATGACCAAACAGCAATACCGCACAATCAAGGGACAGGCGGTCAGCGGAAAAGTGCTGGATGCCAGAAAAGGCTTACAGAAAGTTTTGAAGCGGAGGAATGGAGCATGACCACAACCACAGAATTTCAGCTTGTTGACATCAACAAGTTAGTACCCTATGCCAATAACGCCAGAACGCACAACAAGGAACAGATCCTGAAACTTCGCTCTTCCCTTCGTGAGTTTGGATTCGTCAATCCGGTCATTATCGACCGGGAATACAATGTGCTGGCAGGACATGGACGCATCATGGCGGCAAAGGAAGAAGGTATTGCAGAAGTTCCTTGTGTGTATGCCGACCATCTGACCGAAGCACAGAAGAAAGCGTATATTCTTGCCGACAACCGGATGGCGTTAGATGCTGGCTGGGACGAAGAACTGCTGTCCGTTGAAATGCAGGAATTGCAGGAGCTCGGCTTCGACCTTTCCATGACCGGATTTGATGAAAAGGAACTGACAGAGCTGCTGGGTGCGGATGCAGGCAGCGAGGCAAAAGAGGATGACTTTGACCTGTCCGCTGCCTTAGAAAAGGCAGCTTTTGTCCAGCGTGGCGATATATGGACAGTTGGCAGACACAAGCTGATGTGCGGTGATGCTACATCTGCGGAAGATGTATCTGCTCTCATGGGTGACACCAAGGCAAATCTCATTCTGACCGATCCCCCATATGGCGTTTCGTTTAAGAGTGCCAGCGGACTTACCATTCAGAATGACAGCATGAAGAACGAGGAGTTTTATACATTCCTGCTGTCCTCCTTTCAGCGAATGGCAGAACATCTGGAAAAAGGCGGCTCTGCCTATGTATTCCATGCAGATACCGAAGGGCTGAATTTCAGAAAAGCATTCATTGATGCCGGATTTCATCTTGCAGGCTGCTGCATCTGGGTAAAGGATAGTCTTGTTCTGGGACGCTCGGATTATCAGTGGCAGCATGAACCTGTGCTGTATGGCTTTATGCAGAATGGCAAGCATCACTGGTATTCCGACCGTAAGCAGACGACCATCTGGCATTTTGACAAGCCGAAACGCAACGCCAATCACCCCACCTCTAAACCGCTGGACTTGCTTGGCTATCCCATCGGCAATTCTACACAGGAAAATGGCGTGGTAATGGACACCTTTGGCGGCAGCGGTTCAACGCTGATGGCTTGCGAACAGATGAACCGAATCTGTTACACAATGGAACTGGATGAAAAGTACGCATCCGTTATTCTTCGCAGATATGTGGAAGATACGGGAAATGCCGATGGTGTATATGTTGTGCGGGATGGGAAGCAGATTGCATACTCTGAACTGGTGAAAGAGGTGGAAAAGCCTGATGAATAAACCGCTCACCCTTGGCAGCCTCTTTGACGGTAGCGGCGGTTTTCCGCTTGCCGGACTGCTGGCAGGCATTGTGCCTGTCTGGTCTTCTGAAATTGAACCGTTTGCCATTCGTGTGACAGAAAAACGACTGCCGCAGGTACAACACTTCGGCAATATCAGCGGACTGCATGGTGCAAAGCTGCCGCCTGTGGACATCATCACCTTTGGCAGTCCATGCCAGGATATGAGCATCGCCGGAAATCGAACCGGTCTGAACGGCAGCCGTTCTTCTCTGTTTCACGAAGCAATCCGTATCATCCGAGAAATGAGGTGTGCAAGCAATGGCAAATATCCAAGATACATCGTCTGGGAAAACGTCCCCGGAGCATTTTCTTCCAACGGCGGAGAAGATTTCCGCTGTGTCCTCGAAGCCATCTGTTCGGTCAAAGACAGCAGCATTTCAATTCCTCGACCTGCGGGAAAATGGACAAAAGCCGGAGAGATTCTGGCAGAATCCTATTCCCTTGCATGGCGAGTTCTTGATGCACAATACTGGGTGATTCCCCACGATGTGGGGAAATGTCAGCGAAGCTGACAAAAGGGCTGGGCAAAGTGCCCCAGCGAAGAAAACGGATCTTTCTTGTCGCAGATTTTGACGGAGCAAGTGCCGGAAAAATACTATTTGAGTCCGAAGGCTTGTCAGGGTATTCTGCGGAGAGCCTCCGTGCGTGGCAAAGAACTGCCGGAAGTGCTGCGGACGGCTTTGGAACGGCAGGCTTGTGCTTATGTGACCAGGGCGGAGAACGCATAGACATTCTGAAAGAACGCACTGTCACCCTTCGGGCAGAAGCCCATCATCCGCCTTGTGTACTGGAAAATCATCCTACTGACAGCCGGCTTCAGATCTCTGAGAACGGAAAAGTACAGACACTGACTTCCAGATGCGGAACAGGCGGCGGAAATGTTCCGCTGCTGATGGATACACCAAAAACACTGAAGATTCGCTGCGGAAAAGCCGGCGGTGGAAAAGGCAGTCTGATACAGGAAAACAAATCTGCTACGCTGTCCTGCAACAATGACCAGACTGTATTTCAGCCGAAAGCATACGGTATCAGTTCCTTTTCCAGCAATGCCATGCTTTCCGGTAATCCGCACAGCGGCATTTATGAGGCAGACACTGCCCGTACTTTGGACACCAGCGACCAGTCACCAGCAAAAAACCAAGGCGGTATTGCTGTGCTGGAAAGTTATGCTTTGCAGGGTTCAATGATCGGTCGGTCTGACCAAAACGGACCGCAGGGCGGCGGTGTCAACAAAGAGGTCGCTTTCACTTTGAATGCCACTGACCATCATGCAGTGTATGCTGCTTCTACGGGAAATTTCAGCGGTGCATTTCGGGAAACGACCCCTACACTGCTGGCACGGGACCACAAAGACCCCAGCATCGTTTCCAGCGGTTATGCGGTTCGTAGACTGACACCGCAGGAATGTGCAAGACTGCAGGGATTTCCGGATCAATGGTGCAGTGACCTGGCATCGGAAAATCCTACAGAAGAAGAAATCGACCGATGGGCAGCTATTTTTGAAGAATACCGAAAAGCGGTAAAACCGGAGAGCCGTCCCAAAAGTCGAAAGATGGTACAGAAATGGCTGCAAGATCCATATCGTGATGCAGCAGAGTACCGCCTTTGGGGGAATGGCATCT